ATCCGTCCAGCATCTAAACCCCCTGACTTCCGGGCGGCGCATCCGGGCTCGGCGTGGCACCGATCGAGGGGATCGGCGTCGCGGCGCCGGCTTCGCCCTGTTCGGTGGCGCCGGCGAATCCGAGCGCAGTCTCGACTTCGGTGTTGACGCCGAACTGCTGCATCGGAATGCCAAGCCCCTCCATCGCCTTCGCCCACGTGTAGCGAAGCACCTTGCGCGCCTCCTCGGGCGCGATCTCGGCGACTGCCGGGGACATCTGGGTGACGACCTGCATTGCCTCCAGCGCCTTCTGCTCCTGCTGCTCCTTGTCCACGAGCCCCTGAGACCCCCGGGCGCGCACGGTTGCGTCGCCCTTGATCGAGTTGTCCTTCGAGGTCGCCATGTTGTAGTTGTAGAGCGACGCCGCGAAGGGAGCGAAGATTCCCGCATCCAGATTCTGCACCGGCATCTTGAACACCTTCAAGGCTTGTGAGAACACCGCCGAGAATCCGCGATAGGTTCTTCCGGCACCCTGAAGCCCGGTCTCGCCTTGGGCATAGGCCGGGATGTTCGAGATGTCATCGGCCATCTTCATGTAGAAGCCAATGGTGTTTTGCAGCGGGCCAATGATGTTCGGGACGTTGTAGAACTCGCGCGCCTTCCTCCCGCCGTTCATGAGGTCCGGATCGGTGAGCAGCGCCGTGTACGGCTCGATGTGCATCAGATCCTTGATGTCGTTCACGAAGCGCTGCACGCGGCTGACATCGACTTCGGCGAGCGGCCCTGACGAGTAGGCCATGTTGCGGATCTGCGCGCGCACGGTCGAATTCACGGTCCTCTGCACGTCCCGCAGCTTCATCGTCGGGCACGTGTTCCAGAACTGGTCACCCATCTTCTCGTAGGAGGTCGAGTTATACGGCCTCATCGAGACGTGGGGCTCCCCGTTCACGCGACAGAAGATCGTCCTGCCGCCGCACACGACGATCTTCGCCTCGAAGAATTCCTTGGAGTCGGCCGAGAAGCCGTAGCGTCGAAGCTCGTTGCCCGAGACGATGCCGTGCATCTCAAGGGTGTCGATCGTCTCCTCCTCGGCCCACAGATTCGTGGTGAGGATGGGCTGCTCCAAGTTGTAGGTCGTGCCGAAGATCAGCCAGTCGCGCTGCCAAGTCCGATATTCGTTGAGGATCCTCTCGACGTTCTCGCCGATCCAGTATTTCTGGCCACGCGCCCACGCGAGCGTGCGCCGCGTCATCCGGACCTTCTCGATCACGTAGCTGCCGCGCTGCGAGTCCGGTGAGTCCGGGCTCGGCATGAAGTCGAACGGCGCCACGCGATAGCACTCGACCCCGTCCTGATTGGTCACGACGCGGCTGTTCCCTTGCCAGCGGATGCGCGGCTTGTTCACCACCACCGGGCCTTTGAGGATAGCCGCCGGGTAGGTGACGAGGTCGTGGAAGATGTCGAGCATCACCGTCGAGAAATTCATCTCGATCAGTTGGTCCTTCATGAGCACCGCCATCTTCTTCGTGGCGTCGCTCGCCTCGGCGAAGGCAAGCGAGTGGGCCGCAACCTTGAGGCGCTGCGCGAGATCCTGAAGATCTCCCGGGTAGCTCGCGATCATCTGCCCGAAGGCAAGCTCGGAGAGGTCCGGGGCAAGCTCACCGAGCCTCTGGGCGATGCCCAACGGGTCACCCCCACCAGCAGCGGTCGCGATCTCCATCTTGAGGTCGCGCAGCACCTTCATCCGCATCCGCTCCGGGAGATCCGGGATCGGCGTGGGCTCGATCATGAAGGGCATGTCGATCACGGTGGCCAACATATCGCGCAGCCACGCCTCCGCCGCCATGCACTTCATGTCGGTCATCGGGATGTAGATGTCGATCCCGTCGAGCATCGCGTACTCGTCGGGCTCGTAGACGCCGGCCCGCTGCCGGTAGCACTGTTGCAGCGTGAGTTCGATCGAGGACTTCTGGAGGAGTTCGTTCTGACGGTACTGCCACGAGTCCCACCAGCGGCGCACGACCATGTCCGCGAGCGGATCGTAGCGTCCGGCCTTGGCGCGATCGTAGCTCTTGTCCCCGACGATGACCTTGTTGTCGGAGGCGATCGCGACCGCTGTGGAGGATGGGACGCCGAAGCTCACACCATTCTCCTACGAACCTGCGGAACGGGGCTCTTGTCCGAGTTCGCGCCGGTCTGGTAGTAGAGGCAGCCGTACTGGATCGCATCGTGCACGTCCGCGTACTCGTCTTTCTCCGGCATCGGCTTGTAGACTTCCATCGAGGACGACTCGACCTTCTTGTAGTGGTACTTGCCCCGAAACCCCGCAAGCGACATCGTGCAGGACGGGTCCACCATGAAGGCGCCGCGACGCTGAAGGAGTTTCGAGACCGCGCCAATCCGCGTGTTGAAGCGGTTCTGACCGGGGGCGAGCACCGCGCTGATCCCGGCGTCGTTCATCACCTTCAGCGCCGTCTTTCCACCGACCCCCGATCGCGGGTTCGAGGGATCGAGCACCGCAAGCAGTGGATTCATGCGGAACCACTGCGCAATGAAGGGAAGGAGCACCGACTCGACGAACACGTCGAAGGGCGTGTCCTTCGCGTGGAGTTCCCGAAGGAGATTGATCCGCCCGCCCCACGCCTGCATGAAGGCGGCACCCGGGTGGAGGCCCGACGTGTCGATCCCGATCACGATCGGCAGGGCTTGATGCCACTCCAACGGAACGAGCGAGAGGCAGTCCTCGTGCCAGAAGTTCTGGTAGACGGGCTTGCCCATCACCATCACCCCGTATTCGCCCATCACCATCGTGCGGATGAAGGGGTCGTCCGCGCCCGGGACCAAGTCGAGCCAGTAGTTGTACCCCGCGTTCTGGATGTGCGCGTAGGTCGCCGCCGGGTTCGGGATGTAGAGGTCGCGGATCGGGTGGAAGATCGGCGCGTCGGACTTGTAGATCAGGGGACTGACCTGATCGAAGAACTCCCACCCCTCCGGGGTCTGGCCCGGTTGCGCGCGCTTGTACCACCAGTGCTGTTCGTCCGAGGGGTTCGAGTCCATCACGACGAAGCGTGAAGTGCAGCCCTCCTCGTCCTTCGAGGGGAAACGACCGCAGGAGGAGATCACCATGTTCACGACTTTGGGGTCGGCGATGGCTCTGGCCTCGTTCACCCACGCGAAGGATGCCTCGAAGGATTGCAGGTTATCCATGATGTTCTCGCCGTCCATCGCGAGGAACACCGTCTCCATGTCGACAAGGGTGCCGTCGTTCATGGGGACTTTCGTGTAGCCCTTGATCGGGTACTGCCCCGTGAAGCGGGTGGCGTGGCCAAGCCACTTCTTGAAGGATGGAATCGTCGTCGTTTCCAACTGACGATAGGTGTCGCGCAGGACGAGGAAACGGGTTCGCCGTTTGCCTTCGTGATTCGGCTCTTGGATCCCGGCTCCCTGAAACCCCTCCATGATGGAGGCGCCTGATTTCCCCGACCCGCGCGGCCCTTTCACTGCCCTCACGAGTGCCTGACTCGCGTGGAAGCGTTCGATCACCGTGTCCGGTGGTTCGTACTCGACTTTCGGTCGCGCCTTGGCGCGGAATTCGACGATGTCAGCCATCGCCGTTCTTTCTTCCCGGAGCGTGTAGCGCAACCACGCTTGACCAGTCCAGAGATCCGTCGTCGGACACAAGAATCATCACATGCAGGTCGCCTACCAGAGCCTCCGCGATCAGAGACCCCCTTGATTCATCCCGAACCCGAACGCGGAACCTCCCCACCATCCCGCTGAACCGATCATCGAAGTCGGAGCGCCACGCAAGTTCCATTTCCCTGCACCGCGCGAACACCAAATCCGATCCAAGCTGCTCGCCCGCAGGGGATACGAAGGCGTCGTGTGCGCTCATCAGAACACCTGTCGCTCGCCGCAGTTCGCGCAGAAGGTGACGCGCTCATCGATGCGGAAGAGATCGCACCCGCACTTGCACACCCACCGCGCCTGCCCATCCGGCACGTTGACGAAGCCGGCCATGACGGCCTTGTGCGTGTGGCAGGCCGGGCACTCGAACGTGTGGACCCCGACCGGGTGACAGGAGACGTGTCTTGCCCCGCAGGCGAGGCAGATCGCGTCTCCGGAGAGATAGGGTGGCTCCTCCGTGCCGTTTCGCTTGAGGGGCACGATCTCAGCCATCACTCGTCTCGGGCTCGGGTTG